TAACACTTCCAGATATAAAAGAAAAAGTAAAAAAACAATTAGAAAAACTAAGTGTATGGTCTTTACATTATAGAGAATATATTGTAGGTGCTTGGGTTGGATTACTTATTGGTATAATTTTTGGTGCGATAGTATTATAATATGGCTTGGTTTAGTTTAGCAAAGGTTGCGATACAAGCGGGAAGTCACATCTTTAAGAAGAGACAGGAAACAAAGATGATGATGGCAGATGCCCAACATCACCATGCTGCAAGGATGGCGAAGGGTGAAATAGATTATCAAGGAAAGTTATTAGAAGCAAGACAATCGGACTGGAAAGACGAGTTCGTTTTGGTCGTACTCACTTTGCCCATATTGGTAATTGCATATGGAGTATTTAGCGAAGACCCAACTGCGTCTGCTAAGATAAAAGAATTCTTCGAACAGTTTCAACAACTGCCCAGTTGGTTCACGAATTTATGGATTCTTGTCGTGGCTAGTATTTATGGTATAAAGGGTACACAAATTTTTAGGAATGGTAAAAAATAATTAAATGTTAGATAAGTTTTTGTATAATTTTTTTTCAAGTATAGATACTTTCTTTTCTGTTATAGAAAAGTATTCTATAAAAATGACTGAATCTTTATGGCATATAAGAGTAAAACTTTTAAATAGAAAGAGAAAAAGAAAATGAATTTTAAATGGGATTTAAAAAAAGAAATAGATAATAAACGAAAAGAAATTTCTGCTAAGTCTCAACTTCGTAAAAGAAGTAAAGAGAGTATAGCAAGACCTAAAGCTGAAAAGAATATTACTTCTACAGACCCAAGACTACAAGGTATTTAAACTATAAAATATTTTGACAGTATTTTTCTAACCACTCATGTATAGGAAGCAGTTTTCTTTTTGCTTCTCTAACTAAAGATGTATAGAACATTCGTTCTTCTCGACTACGAGAGAAAGCATCTTTCATAACTTGCTCATCTTCTATAGGAAGAGTAGTTATTTCTGTAATCAACTTCCCCTCGTTATCTAAAATTACTTTATACGAAAATATTGTAGCTTCCCTTTTTCGAGTTGCCATATTTTTTTCCTTTGTGATTTAATTATAAGAAGCAGTCCTAGTACAAACAAAGGATAACCAATAATAAAGATTATGATATTTATTAGTTCGTAACTTATTCCTAAAGCTTCTGCCCAAATTTCTAATAACTCTACACACTTGTAGAATATTTTATTTGTAATGTTATTCAGTATCGTCAAAGACATTTGACCAATTACCTTTCACACTAGCTTTAGTATATGCTGAAGCCCTGCCTTCAAAAAAGTTTTGGTGTTCAACTCCAATAACTTCATCCCACCAAGTCAAAGGATTATCACTAATACCAAAGTTAGGTTTTAAACCTAGCTGAAGTAATCTTCTATCAGCAATATATCTATTGTATTTTTTCATTTCATCCAAGGTAAGTCCTTGAACATCTCCCATCTCAAACACTAACTCGATAAATTTATCTTCGTGTTCAACCATTTCTCTACAGATATCATACAGTTCTTTTTTAAAATCATCTGTCCATATCTCTATGTTTTCTTTGATAAGAGTACGAAATACTTTTGTCATTCCTTCCACATGTAAAGACTCATCACGAATACTGTAGTCAACAATCTTACACATTCCCTTCATCTTATTAAATCTTTGAAAGTTAATTAAGATAGCAAAACTAGAAAATAATTGTAGTCCTTCTGTGAAACCAGAATAAACTGCTAATGCTTTAGCTACATCTTTTAAATCTTTCTTTGATTTAATCTCACCAGTTTTAAACTGATGTATGTAATCATGTTTAGCTGACATCTCTTCGTACTTAGCAAATGCTTTGTACTCAGACTCTGGCATACCAACTGTATCTAACAGTAAAGAATAAGCATGTTGATGTATTGATTCAATGTTTGCAAATGAACCCATCATCATTCTTAGTTCTGGTTTTTTAAACATAGGTATATATTTTTCATAGTAACCCGCACCTACATCTACATCTGATTGTGTGAACAATCTAAAGATTTGTGTTAATAAATTTTTTTCTGATGGTGAAAGTTTTTGATTCCAATCCTTCACATCTTCATGCATTGGTACATCTTCGGGTAACCAATGTAACTGATTTTGTATTGTATAATAATCGAATGCCCAAGGGTACTCGAATGGTTTGTAATAAGTTCTTTCATCAAAAATTGGACTTAAGCTTCGCATGATAAACATTCCTCCTCTGTTGCTTCTTGTTCTAGTCTAACTCTCTTTACTTTTAAATTAATATTCTCTGCACTTTTACCTTCTCTACTTCGTAGATAATACAAACTTTTCAATCCTTTTTTCCAAGCTTGATAATGTACTTTGTTAGTGTATCTTAAAAAATTATCATGCTCTTCTTGTTCTGCTTGTACTCTTGGTGCAACAAAGAATAAGTTAACTGATTGTGCTTGACAAATAAATTCTTGTCGTTTAGATGCATGTTCGATAATCCAATTCTGGTCTATCTCATCTGCAGTTTTAAAAACATCCCTTTCTAAATCAGTTAAAAAGTCAAGGTGTTTTACTGAACCAGTATGTTCACTAATACTTTTCCAGATTTTATCTTTGAACTGTTGGTAATCACTATCATATTTTTTTTGTAATTCCTCTGAGTTGTTCCATTTTTGTTTTAGTAAATTGTGAAGTTGTCTATTCCTTACTTGGAATGAACCATTTAAAGTTTTATGTATAAATACATTTGCTCTAATTGGTTCTATTGAAGGACTAGTACCTCCACAAATAATTGATGATGTAGCATTAGGTGCAATAGCTAACAAGTGTGCGTTACGCATTCCTGTTCCTTCCATGTCTGGTGCTTCACCTCTTTCTTCTGCTAACTCCATTGAAGTTTTATTAGCTAACTCTTTTATCTGTCTAAACATTTTTAAGTTTTGACCTGTAGCTATTGGTCCTTCAAATGGTACATTTAATTTTTGTAAGTAAGTATGAAATCCCATAGCACCTAGACCTAAACTTCTTTCTCTGTATGCACTATAACCTGCTTTAGTAAAGCCTTCCATACCTTCTTTAACTTTCATTTCTAATACATCACCCTTGTAATCATACGAGAAATCATATGTTGCTTGAATAAAATGTTCAAGAACATTATCTAACATTCGTACCATGTCTGGAATAAATGTAGGTGAGGTTGACCATTCATCATACTTAGCAAGGTTGACACTTGATAAACAACAAACTGCTGTTCTATCTTCATCTGTAGGTAAAGTTATTTCACTACAAAGATTAGATTGTTTAATACTTAATCCTAATTTTTTCTGTGTCTCTGGCAAACTTCTATTAGAAGTATCTACAAAATGTAAATAAGGTTCACCAGTTTCATGTCTTGTTTCTAAAATTAATCTCCATAATTCTCTAGCATTAATGGACTTAGCTACTTTTTTTGAGTGCGGGTCTATAAGTTTCCAATCTATATTCTTATTAACTGCAGTCATAAAGTCATCAGTAATATTAATACCATGATGAAGGTTAAGACATTTTCTGTTTGCGTCACCACCAGAAGACTTACGCATAAATAAAAACTCTTCTATTTCTGGATGAGATATATCCATGTAACAAGCATAACTTCCTCTTCTTGTTGTTCCTTGATTGAATGCTAACATCTGACTATCAACAACTCTCATAAAAGGTATTGACCCAGTTGATTTAGAACCATGGGAAGTAGAAGTACCATCACTTCTTACATCACCCCAATAACCACCGATACCACCACCATTACTAGCTAACCAAATGTTCTCATCATAGTGAGAAGATAAACCACCTCTACTATCGGGAACATAATTTAAGAAACAAGAAATAGGTAATCCTTTTTTTGTACCTGCATTAGAAAGTATAGGAGAAGAAAAACCAAACCATAAGTTACTAGCATAATCATATAATCTTTGTGCCATATCCCAATCTGTTTTACCTCTATATGTAGCACCATACTTTGAAGCCCGAGCAAACGCATGTTGCGGTGATGTCTCGTTCTTATCTAAGTATCTATCTTGTACTGTTGCTATACCAAATGGTGTTAAGTTATTATCTCTTTCTAAGTCTATTTTTATTTTCATTGTTTTCCTTCTTTCTCTCTACATTCTCCCGCTATTGACATGTATGCTGACGCATCAATGTAAGTGTCTGGTTTTGGGTTACCAAATTTTGCTCTTGCAATTTTTAAAAGTGTCATACATATTGCAACATCATGTCCTGTAATTGGTATGTCAAAATATGCTGACCAAAGTTTAGCAATGTTCTGATGATTAATTACTTTATCACCATAATCATTTGCCCTGTCACCTGTAATTAATTTTACTGCTGTCTCTAAATATTCTTTAGTTATGTTTTTTGTCATCTAACATTTCTCCTATCATTATCTTTTCAAATTCATTCATACCTATATATGTAGCTAACTGAGGATTCTTTTTAGCAAACCAAAAAGTTCCTTGTGCTAAAGTCATTACCTGTCTGTCACCTTCTACAAGATTAACTAACTCAATGTCAATCTTTTTTGTTTTGCCCACACCAACTGGTGTAAATACTATGTATGCTTTACCGCTTTCCATTCTTTGTCATCCATCCTTTCGGTATAACCTTGTCACAAAATTTAATCTTATACTTAGTACACCAGTCAGCATAAGTTGTTTTTGAATTTTTATTTATCTTTACCTTTGCGTTTTGAAAACAGATACGAATATCGTAGTCACCCATACTTTGTAAGTACAGATGTTTTTTTCTGTCAGCTAAAGTAAATCTACCCTTTAACTCAACAAAGATATTAGTATGAGGAAAATACAAGTCGGGAAGATAAGTCCGAAGAATAGCCGGTTGAACATAGTTTATCTTCTTGTATTCATAAAAGAACTTAATCTTTTTAGGAAGGTTAGTAATAATTTCTTTTTCAAATTTGCTCCTATATCTTACCATCTTTTGATACCGCTTGGAATATTTTCAGTACCCTTTATTATAGCATCAAGTTGCTCAAATGTCAAGTATGGATTTCGTTTTAACTTCTTAATTATCCACTTATACGACCACGCAGATAGTCGCACTTGATTTTGAAATACATAGTGTGTTTGTTTTGGTGCATAATCTAGTACATTTTTTTCGTTAACTAGTTTTCTTTCGTGTTCTGGTAGAAGAGAGTGAAGCCATTCTACCATAATAGTCTTTGCTCTTCTTCTAATTTTTTTTATTTGCTTTGTATTCATTCTGTACCTTTATTAGTTTAAAATTAACTTCTCTATCAAAATATCTATAACTCATCTTTACTGGTTTAAACTTGTAAAGATAAGAAAAAACAATCTCTTCATCTAAATCTTTACAAGAATAAACATCAAGCTGAACAAGTGAGGGATTGTCCTCATCCCAAACATGCATTGCTATATGCGAAGTTTCTATAATAGTAACTGCTGTCAGTCCTCTGTTACCTATGTTGTCACAATACTTTAGATATGGACCACCAAGTATCTTCATGTCTATATCTTTTATTAATTTTTTTAACCAAAGTTTAGTTGACTTTAAATCTTTGGGTGGGTCTAATACTTCTGCTCTTACAAGTAAGTGCTTGTGTTTCAACATAAATTATTTTTCTATTATCTTCACCTCTTCTACTTTTGGTTCTTTAGCAATGTGTGTGAAGTACACATTACCACTTGCATATTTAAATGCTCTCAATCCTTTACCTTCGTTTGTATCTTTATGACACTCAACTTTGTGTGAACAGAATACACAACCCGCAGGAAGTTTCATGTTACCTGCTTTCTCATGTGGTACTGGTTCATAACATTTAGGTGGAACTTCTTTTAAATCTAACTTCTCTTTAACATCTTTAATTAAAGTTTTAATATTTGGTTTAGTTAAATCATCTGGTCTGTATAAAGCAAGTTGTCCAGTTGATTTATTGATTGCAAGAAAACCACCTTGTTTTGTTTTCTCATTCTCTTCATATCCTGTTAGCTGTGCGATATAACCAAATGGGTCATCCTCTGCAAGTGTTCCATTCTCAAACTTTTTAAATGAATATGCTGACGCAGTTTTAACATCAACAACTTCACCATCAATCTTACTATCCATATGACCAATAATACCATCAACATTAACTTTCTTTTGTTGGTCTGTTACTTCGTGTCCTGCTAAATCAGTTAAGAATAAAACAAGATGTTCAAGTATATGTCCATACAAAAACTTTAATTGTAAAGAAGGATTTGATTTTTCTTTCTTTATTGGTTTGTGTTTGTCATACCAAAGTTGTCTCAATGGTCTGCCAAGTATAGACATTCTTAATGAACTTCTATCTTGTTTAACTGGATTAGTCCAGTCAACTATTGCATCTTTGATATTACTTAAAAATTTATTTAGTTGTTCATCTGAGACTTTTAATTTCTTACCATCCCCAAGATTAGTAAGTAGATTATTAATGTCGGGAACTAAAGTATCTAATGTCTTAGTGTGTTTCTTTCCAGTTGTTTCCAATTTTATACTCTCCTGTTAATGGACATCTTATATTTAATTCCTTACCCGCATTAGTAATTGATTGAACTGCAAGTTGTCCTAGTTGTTCTGCTTGATTTTCTTTTACTTGATATTGAAACTCATCATGGACATTAGCTACAGGCAAAGCATCAATATTATTTTTCTCAATCTCTCTGTCTAATAATACTAATGCTTTCTTCATTGCTATTGCCCCTGCTCCTTGGATGAGGGTGTTGACTGCTGAGTGCTTTTGTCTGATGATGAGGTTTCTTTGGTCGATTCCTTTGAGATATCCTTTTCCACAAGCGAGGTCCACTCTGTCTCGCAACTTTTTAAGACTTGGTAAAGACTTAAGAAATCTTTCTTTAATCTTTCTTCCATACTCTTTAGACCTTCCACAGATACTTCCGAGTTTTTTGTCACCTGCCCCATAAATGAACGCATAGATAAATGTTTTTGCAGTATCTCTGCTTTCCAACCCTGCAAGAGTTTGATTTGTAGTGTGTATATCTCCATTAATGACTTCATTAATATACTCCTTATCGTTCATGTAGTGGGATAATATTCTTAACTCCAGTCCACTTGCGTCTATTCCCACTAATTTATATCCGCTAGGAACTGTCCATAACTCCCTGCATTCTTTTCCATAAGGAGAGTACACAGCAGGGATTTGAGCCATGTTGGGCGACTGATGACTCATTCTTGAAGTTATTGCACCATTGGTAATAACTCTTCCATGTACTCTCCTATCTTCTGCTACCGCTTCAATCCAAGAATTAATCATTGCAATTCTTTTTTGCAGTAGGAGAAACTCGTTTATCAATTCCGCTTCGGGAATATTTTTAATCTCTGATAAAACTTTTTCATCTACAATTACATGACCTTTGTCTGTTTTCTTTTTAGGTTTCCAACCTAGTTTCATAAGTCGTTCACCTATTTGTTGTCGTGAACCTAAATTAAATTCTTGATACTTAACCTTTGTAAAAGGTTCACCTTTAACATAACCTCTTGCTTTATTGTTTGACTTAGGTATGAAAGTTTCTTCAATTTTAATTGGTGGAAAAGTTTCTCTAACTTTACTTTGTACTTCATCAATCTTATTCTGAAGTCTAGCAAGTAGGATGTGTGCTTTCTCACTATCAAAAAGAAATCCTGTCTGTACTTGTTTCTCAATAATTCTTGCAACATCATGTTCTAAGTCTATAGATTTTTGAGAGAATCCTTTACCTTGTCTTTGTAATAATTCATAAACTTTTTTAAGAAGTTTAACATCACGAATACAATACTCTAACATTTCTAAAGAGAACTCAGAAAAATCTTTGAACTCTAACTTATTGTAAGCAAACTTATTTCCAAATGCTCTTAAAGAATGTCCACCTTCTCTTACTGGTTTAAACAATCTTGATAGTATAAGTGTATCAGTAACCTTTCCTATCTTAAATAAATCTACACCAAGAACTTTCTTGATTACTGGAGCATCAAATCCTATGATGTTGTGTCCAATAAACTCTTGATAATTCTTCGCATCATTCTGAAATTTATGTAAATCATTCGGAGTATAACATACAAGATTGCCCTTGTCACAAATAGTGACCAAGCAAAAAATCTTGTTAGGTAATTCAGAACCATTAACAATTTCGGTTGTCTCGATATCCAAGAACAGTTTTCTTTCACCCACAATTTAATCCCTTCCATTTAAAATTTATCTTCTTCTGTCTCATCACCTTGAGGTTTATCTACTTCGTTAAGTCTGCCAGTATCTTTGTCCCAATATAAGTAACATGCAGGACCAGTCATACCCACAAATCTATTCTTCAATACTCTCAATGTGGTTGTGTTTCTTTGTGCTATGTCTTCACTCTGACTATCTCTTTCTAATCCAAGAACCATATCAGATAGTTGAGCAATAGAACCCGAACCTCTTAGTTGTGCAAGTGAAGTGACTGCTCCTTCTTCATGTCCCTTACCATCTGGTCTTCTTAAGTGAGACACTACAATCAAAGCAATATCTGTTTCTTGTACTAGTGTTCTTAGTTTAGTCATTACTTCATCAAGTGCTTTTCTTTCGTCACCAAACTCTTGAGAAGATACTATCATACTTATGTGGTCAAGAACTATGAACTTACAATCCAAAGCTTTTGCCATGTATCTAACTCTAGCAATAATATTATCTACTGAATTAGAACCGAAGTGATTGTAGAAATAAAATCTACCAGTACCTACTGTCTTGTTGAAGTAGTTTGTTTTATCTTCATCCGATAAATTAATATCGGGTCTTCGCAAAGGTAAGTTAGCTTCTGTTCCCATGATATCTAATGCAGTTATCTTAGGACTTTCCTCTAACATTATCATTCCAATGTTACTCTCTGTACTTTTGAATATATGATATACTAACTCTTTAATGACTGATGTTTTTCCAAGTCCAGTCCCTGCGGTAATAGTAACCAACTCACCACTACGAATACCATAAGTTAACTCATCTAGTCCTTTCCATCCATAATCTATTCTGGATTTTACTATTGGTTTTAGTACCTCAGAAAGTAATTGACTACCCTCTACGATACCATCTGGTGCATGTATAGGTGCATTCCACCAAGCTTTTACATACTCTTCATACTTCTTAGAACGCAGTAAATCGTTTGCGTCTTTGTACACTTCGGGAAGTTTAACTATCTTAACTTTCCCGGGTTGAAATAAGTCTGCAACTTTAACACTTGCTTCTCTTCCAACCTCATCATTATCAAAATTGATAACAATATTGTCGAATTTATCCAACCAAGAATAACTTTTCTTGATATCTTTTAGTGCTGAAGCAACTCCATTCTTAATAGAAACTACTGGATATTTTGAACCTAACATCTGATAGACTGACATTGCGTCAACCTCACCTTCTGTTATGGTTACATACTTCCCACCATTAAATAATTGCTGACCGAACAATCCAGAATTGGATGTCGAACCTAGAATTGAAAATTGTTTATCTTTAACATACCTTGTCTTTGTCGCAATCATCTGACCTGTTTCATCATAGTATGGATAGATATGTTTTGCGATAAGGTTATTGCCATTATACATAACCTTAACTCCATACTTCTTACAAGTCTCTGAGTTAATTCCTCTATCTGATATTGAAGATAGAGTACCTTGATGATAACTTAAGTCTGTTATCTTTTCTGCTGTTTGCATGTCGCCCCTTTGTTGTTGTTGATTTATCCCTGTTTCATTTGGGAAGAAAGTGGTGCAAGAAAAACAATAGCTACTGCCATCATCATTAACACTTCTTGCATCACTACTTCCACACTTCGAACAAGGGACATGATATTCTACAAACTTAGATTTGTCTTCATTCATTGTCGCCCCTTGTTTAATTATTTAAAACTCCTCGTTGTTACCTTCCGCAACAAACCCACCATCCGAGACATCAAAGTCTTCGCCATATGGTACGAGGTCAAGTACTTGTACTGCTTGTAAATCCAAGCTTGTACCAGACTTACCTGCAAAAGTCCAATCAAAAGCTTTGTATAAAACTTTTACCTTTGAACCATTACCTACTAATACATCAATAGGATTTTTTGCAGAGTCCACTAGTCTCGGCATAGGATTTTTAGTCCCATCCGCCCTAGCAACTTTTCTTTTGAACTTGATAATAGAACCTCTATCATCTTGTTTTACTGAAACACCCTTACCCTTAAACTCCTCGGCAGTTTTATCGTCAACTGCTAAGTCGATTTGATATACTGGGTCGAATGTTGTATTAGGTCTAGTCACACTAGCCCAATATGCTTTACCTTCAACTGTTGGCATATATACCTCCTATATTATTATTGAAGTTTGTATTATAGCACAAAACAAAAACAAAGTCAAGTGCTAAAATATTTTTTATTGTTTTAATTTTAAACATAGTCATTACTCTATTAAGATATTTATATATATTATTATTAATATTATAATAATAACTATTAATAATCTTTAACATAGTTAAATAATTTATTTAAATTAAACATATTATATCATACAATTGTGTCGAAATCAAGACAAAAATAAATTTATTTTATACCTGCGACATTTTATTTGCTAGATATTCGGCACGACTGGGTGTTTGTTTAGCCCATCTGCTGTCTAACATTTCAAGTTTCGCCCCTTCAAAATTTAACTTGGCAATGTTCTCAAACATTTTATTGAACTTACTTACACCCGCCTTGCCTAATTGGAAACACATGTTACAAAATATAGATATAACTTTCATCTTTCTGTTTATATCTAGTAGTTCAAAGTCTGTGTTTGTCAATCTTTCTTTGACTAAAGAATTTGCATTAGACCATGCTAAATCAAAGTCTTCATCAAAAACTTCTTGTAACTTTTCTTTACTGTATGCAACTCCTTTTTCAAAGAGGTCGGTGTCTTTTACTAAATGACCCCAACCTATTGTGTCAAATCCTAGAGAGTCACTATATATAGTATCTCTAAAACCTTCGTGTTCTTGTATTTCTTTTTTTACCTGTTCTATTTCTTTAAACATTATCATAAAACTCCTTTCGAAATATTTCTTTTATAGGTATTAATACACATTTACTTGCTTTGTTGTCGCCCACATTTTTTGTCAACTTATCTTTGTAACTATCAACAATCTTTTTTAGAATGTCTGTTTTAAAAACAAGTGTACAAAATTCTTTTTGTTTTAACTCTAATCTATGAAACCAATAGTCACTTGTTGTTGCATAGATACCGCTTGGTTTTCCTCTGTACTCATATTCAATGGCTATGTTTCCTGTCTTCTGCCACCAATCTCTTTCTGACTTGACTTCTATCTGACACTTAGAGAACATGTCTTTAACTTTTTGTTCTCGTATCTGTCCATACTTTAAATCAATATCAAACTTTTTATTTCCTGCCATTTAGATAACCCCTTTCAGTTATGTATAAAATTGTTCTTCTTAGTTTGATTGCATAATTTTTATCTTCTGAATAGTTATATAACATTTCAGTTAATAAAAATATATCGTACTCATCAACTACCCACATATCATACATCTTTTCTCTAAACTCTGCATAACTTCTATGACTTAACAAAGTTTCTATGTAGTGAACAACTGACAAACATTTAGTAGGATAAACTTTTAATCCAAAGTTTGCTTCTAAATTTTTTAAAGGTTTGATATGCGGTTCAGTTAAATCATACTCACGCATACCATATAAATTGTTTCCTTGTATTGCAAACCTTGACTTACCCCAATTACTTTCTAAAGAAGCTTGACCTACAATTATTTCTATAGGTATTCTATCTTTAGAAGGTAAGTCTGCATTGTAAAACAACGCACAATTTTTTACTCCTTCTATAAATTCTTTGTTATTATTATATTTAAAATCTTTTTGAAAATCAAATGTTGATTGACATAAAATTAATAAACCTGCACAAATATTTTTTATCATATTAAATTAAATGTTCCTGTTATTATAAAACTCCATACTATTAATACAAATATTATTCCTATAATTTTTATCATACTACTAACCTTCTATTGTACCATACTTTTTATTTGATTGCAAGTAAATAATTATTTATTTATTATCCTCGTAAGTCGTTGATTTTGTTGACTTAATTACCTGTTTAATTATAGTAATTGTCGGGTCAAAATCTCCTTTACTACAACTTAATAGACTAAGGGATAATACGACTGACAGGATTATTACTTTGTACATATGATATAGTCTCTCCTTTCTCAACTATCTCATACTCCAACCAACCATTGCTCTCATCTACACCCTTAAGAAAAAAAGCTTTCTGTGTTTCATCTTCAAAGATATAAGTTTTAGTTATTTCTTTTTCAGTACCCCAACTAATTGTTACCTCTGGTTTTATATTATTGCTCATTTAACCTCCTCTGTTCCTTCATCATTTATTTCAGAAAAAATTTCTTCTGTTTCTTCATAGTCTGCTACTCCATCTTCATTGTGTTTTCTTGTAGCTTCTTCTAAACTATCAGCTTCAACAACACATTCTTCTCTGACAGTTTTTCTTACCTCTCGCCAAAATAAATATTCTTTACTCATCTACACTACCTCCTGTTTCTTTTTTATATCGGGCTACCAAACTCTCATCATTCTCACCAAACAATCCCTCATCCACATCATCATCTAGTAAGTTATGTATATCAGAATTCTTTACTAAGATTTCTGTACCTTCATAGCCCGAAGTTATCCAATGCTTGTCATCATCTTCTAACTTTTTCTTTTTGTTTTCAACCACCTTAGATTTATACTTAGGTGTTCTCAACTCTTTCGCCATAGGATTTCTTAGTTTCATTTTTCCTTCCTTGTTATATGTTTATAGTCACCATACCCCGAACACCACTCATAAAAATCGTGGTCATCAGTACTCCAACACTCTGCAAATGCAGGGTCATCATTCCTCATCTGATTATATTCTTGTCTTATTTCTTTTTCTGTTTTCATTTATCCTCCTATCTATTTAAAGGTAATGTATCTC